AATTTTTTTTGTAATGTTGATTTAGTTTCTTCATTTGGATTATATATAACTAATTTACATAAATTTGGAAAACTCAAAACACTTTTTGTAATTTCAAAGTTTATTCTTAAATCTTTTATTATTCTGGCTTCCCCATCAGAAGGAATAATAGTTAAATCATAGACACGTCTAAACTGTCTAGCCATTTGATATTTCCTCATCAGTTAACAAAAATAATTTAGCTACTGTACCTAAATTTGTTTTAGAGGCATCTTGGTTACTTTTATCTAAATTGACTATGTACGCGTTATTTATTGGAAGATTATATTGTTTTAGAATATCAATTCCACCGAGTAGAGCTATCCCATCTACTACTTCTACGCCAGCCTGCGCAAAAGCTATTGACCATACTCCTGTTCGTGAATTTAATATCACCCTACAATCATATGTATTTCCATTAAGTGTTATTGAGAATATTTGCTCAGGACTTGAATTCAGAGGTATTTCAATCATATTATCCTACCCAATCTAAAACAGATTTTAATACAGATTTATTTGTAGCTTCACTTGGGGCTATTGGTTCTTGTCTTCCTTTTTTCTCAGGAGAACTCCCTTGTTCTTTTGTAGAACCATCTTCTAATTGTTCTGGGTCTAATTTTATAATTTGTGATTCTGTTATAAGTACTTCTTCTAAATTTATATTCATTAGAACTATTCTAGAACTAGTTTTATCTTGTGTTGTTGCGAGACTAGTTATCATCATATCAGAGTATAATTTTAATTTAGTTTGTACTTCAATTGGTTCTCGCAATTCCATTATTTGAACCATTGCGTTGTACGCTGCATTGCTTCTGGTTATATTATCAGACGTCGCTGTTCCAAATAAACCTGTAACTAGGTCAACAATTTCACCTAATGCGGCAGTTCCCAATGGAGTGTCACTAACTTGGGCTACAATGTTAATACGCTTAGGTTCTACAATAGCGTGGTCAGTTATATCGGCTCCTAATTCAACGGGATTTTTAGTTAACCGTATAGCATTATTGTGAGTCTCTGACAATACTGCATCTAATTGAATACCACCTAAAGATTTTTTTGTTCTTACAAATAATTGTTCAAATGCCATTATTGGTCCACCACAGTATTTAAGTCTTGAGAAGTCTGCTGAAACACATTAAGAACAGCATCTGCAATATTTTCAGCTGTGTCAGCTCCACCCTGAACTATAATTTCCATTTTATCTATAGCTGTAGAGGCAGTATTCGAAATCGATTGGCCAAGTTCAGGTATTAATCCACCGCCATCAACTGTAGCTAATCCTGTAACATCGCCTAAAAATCCAGGGAGATTTCCTAATACTTCTTTAAAACCTTCAAAAGAGAAATTTTTAAACATGTCAATGATGGCATTCCATCCGTCAAAAATCATTCCAGTAAGTTCCGCTATTGTAGCAAATATAGAAGCTATTACTCTAATTTCATCTGCCCATTCAGGATATTTTTCAATCATATCCCCAATGAAACTTTCGCCACCTTCAAAGAATACTTTCGCATCTTCTACTAAAGCTACAAACGCTACAGCAGCAGCAGCAATCAATGCAGGCAGTAAGAAAACTGCAGCATTCATTGCTAGAGCAGAAGCTGTTACTCCTTTCAACAATGTTATCAATGTTAATAGATGACTTGCTAATCTAAATGCTAAGAATCCACCGACTGCTATAGTAAGCAATTTCATGGCCATTGTAAATTTTTCTATCCATTCAGGTAGTTTTTGCTCTATTATTTCTCGATTGATTTTCCACCAATCTGTAAAAGCTGTAACAATTTCATTTAGAATTGGAGCAAAAACTTTTGATAATGTTCTTGAAACTTGTTTTACAATCTGCCATAAATTAGTTAATGAGTCTTGGAATTCAGCTGCAATAGCTGCATCTTCTTCAGTAGTAACACCTAATAATTGGGCTTCATTAACTAAATCTGATATTGACGCTTGACCTTGTTGTAGTAATCGTATAGAATCACGTACTCCAAGTTTATCAGCTAATTCAATTTGTTTTGCAGAATCTAGGTTTTCAAATTCTTTTGATGTTTCTAATAGTAAACTTGTTGTTGATTTAAGATTACCATTAGCATCTGTTGCGGATATTCCAAGAAGACCGAATGCTTCAACACCAGAACCCACGCCTCTTGAGGCTTCAGAAGCTCGTATCGCTAAATTACGAAGAGAGTTTGACATTCCATCGGCAGTACCACCACTTCGTTGAGAAGCAAATTGTAAAGCGTCGATATTTTCTACTGTATCACCAATTTCATCTGCTAGTTTACCTTGTTCATCACTAGCTTTTGTTGACGAAACAGTTAAAGCAGTTATAGCTGCAGCACCAGCTATAGCCACTTTAGTTAGGCTCTTAAGAGTATTGACTGTTTTTCCAACATCCTCATTAAACTGTTTCATTTCGCTTGGGTCATATTCAAACCCAAGTCCAACTAGTAGTTCATCAATTAGAGCCATTTTATTATTTACCTTTTGGTTTAGGTTGCATGCTAACTTTTAAATCAAGTACCTCATGCATCAACAGGACATCTTCTATAGAGTAGGTTCCATTCTGCAACTCAGCCAATGTACACATTGGGGGGTCGCACATCAATGGTCTATGTAATAAAACATTGATGTTTGGAAACTTATTTAAGTCTATAGTTTTTCCTTCATTTTGGCCAGGAAGTTTTCGGCTAACTGGCCTTTCATTAAATTTCCATAATTTACCCGCATAATAAATATAAATACTTTATACACGTCAAGTAAATCTTCACCTGAGAATATTTCATCGAAACTAGTTATTGTGATACGTTTGTCATCACACATAATTCCAACAATACAATCGGTCATAAGTTTTAGCAATTCTTCTGGAGAACTACTATTAAATAAGGTTGAAAGACCATTTGATAAAGCTTCAGCTTCTTCTTTATCTTTGTCTTTTGATTTAGGGTTTGGTGTATCACCAGCTAAAATAGATAAAGCTGCACCAAATGTTTTAACTAATTTTAATTTAGTTAAAATAGCCTTTTGAGCTGGCCATTGAGTGACTGTGTACTCATGGTCACCAATTTGTCTTGTTTCTGTTTTACACGCCATAATAGACTCCCGGGTCTAATAGATTATCCCAGCCATATTGAATTCTGAGGAAGACTACCTTAAATAGGCCGGGATTACAAAAGGTAGTCTATCCTTCCTCAGAAATTGTTATCCACCTAGGTGGAGCATATCTAAACGTTCAGTTATAACTGTCCATTCTTGAGCACCAGCATTTTGGCCTCTACCCATATCAGCAGGTTTTTGAATATAACCTTGGGTACCAGAACCTAAATCACCGCCACGAGTATCTTTAAACTGGATAAAGATAGGAACAAAAGCTCCATTCTCCATTCCAGTGACAAGACCCGATAAGTATGCATTCGAATCAGATGTTTGCATTAAGCTAAATGTTACACTACCAGAACGGTCAGCGCTAATAGAGACAGTCATCTCACCATCAACACCAATTTTATGACTAGCAGAATCATTTAGACGCGCCAAATTAATAACATCGTCACCTTCATCAAAACCTGTGATTTCAATACCATTGATTAACAATAAGGTATCTAAAAAACTATATTGTTTCATTTTATTTCTCCTTATCGCTCAAACACGCCATTGATTTGAACACTGTGGATTGCACCAGCTCCAAGGACAATAAAACTAAGTCCTGGATAATGGCGAGCTTCTTTATCAGATTGATTAATATCTTCAGCAGGAATTGTTGTTACTTTATATCCTGTTCCTAAGAATTCACTATCAATAGTTTCACCAGGAGCAATAAGTCCATTATTAACTGCTTCATCTAAAGCTTTGATTACTTGCTGTTCTAAAGCAGCGATACCCTTATTTGTATATGGTACTTTAGTTGTGCGAGTTAATAGGTATCCAAACACATTCGTTTCAATAGCATTTGTTAACCAATCAACTCCATGGACTTCATCGAAGAAAACTCCATTCGCCATGAACGATTCTGCAAACATGTCACTTGTGCCGACTGTTATTAGAGCATTCGCACTTTTTGAATCTAAAACAGCTTTTTGGCTTTGTGTTAATTGCTCAACAGTAATACCAGGCATTTGTTTAAATTTCAAAGTAATTGTACTATCAACTTGACTAAAGTTAACAGTGAAAGCTCTACCCAAAATACTAGCTGATGGATATTGGTCTGCAAAAGAACTAAAGGTTGTCATTGTTCGACGGTAATTAGAATTTTGCAATATTGATGCGATGTCGTTAGTTGTTACTGAATCTAATACATCTAAATCATTTGATGTATTACCAAATACTTTAACACGCGCTTCACACCACGCTGCAGCAGCTGTTACAGCTGGTTCAGTATTAACAAGGAATCCGTCACGAACTTCTTTAGTGAAAAGTAATCCATACCAATCTGAATCGATATTTTGAATTGCATTCAATGAAGCTGTTATATTTTCACCTGCGATACCGTCAGACTTAGTACCTTCACCTTGTTGCATTTGCAATAGAGAGGAAATGTCTGTACCAGTTGTAGGACTTACTGGAGTTAGGAAACTGATTGTTGAGCTCACTCCAGTCGTTCCAGAAGTAATAAAGAATCTAGAACCATCATGAACACAAGTGGCAGCAATATATCCGCCAGAAGCAACTGCCTGTAAAGCAACTTGTATTGACGCAGCAATATCGTCAAGTGTTACTTCAGCATCAGTAAAATCTAACCCCGTAATATCTTGAGCATCACCATCAATACTTATAGCAAAACTACCGTCAGCAACTAATAGTAAATCAGTTTCGTCAACTACAGAACCACCTCGTAATTGAGCTGATTGGTCAGTTGAGTATCTTGTAGATACCTTTAGTGACGTTGGTTTTGGTTGTTGACTAAAATAAGCTGTAGCTGCTTTTAGGACTTCTGTATTAGAACCCCAATCAGCTGCAACGCCATCTAGATTTTGATATGAGCGTATACGTTCAGCAATACCAATAACACCAGTTTCTTCAGTTACGATGTTAAGAGTGCCGAATCCTGCTCGTGCGGGAAAAGTAGCACCAATTGCGATGCTGACATTAACCACGCTAGAAACTGGAATTGTCATGTTATTGCACCTCTATAGTAGAGTTATATATTAATCCGCGAGCCTGAAATTCTAATTCCATATCAACACTAAGTATTGATTTGACAATATCAGAATCAGTTCCCACAGCACTTAACACAATATCAAATTGTGCTCTTTCTTCCCACCCATTTTCAAGGGCTTCTGAAATTTCTCTAACTTCAGAGCGACTAGTTAAACCTACACCAGCTGCTCTAAATAATTCTTGTATTGATTCTCTAACTAATCTAGTTCTTGTGAATCTAGCATTGTCTCTGGCACTATCTTTATAAAAACCTATGGAGAACATTATTTCTCGCATTCCAGAGATATTTTCAGTTAAATCATCATCACCTTGATTATCTTCAAAAATTCTTTGCTCCATGCCGATTCCGGTGTCATTCATGAAATCTACATCACCGTATGGAGTATCTGGTCTAGGAGCGTCTTTCTGTTTGGCCTTTATTGTATACCCTGGAGTTACCAAAAGTAAATCAATAGTATCGCGTAATAATTTATTTAAAGTTTCTTCTAATATCATTGGTCTCTAGCTCCAAAGGAAGTTGTATGACCAAATAAATCCCAGTCTTGAACTGAGATAATTTTAAAACGTATTCCTTTAAATATAACTATGTCTGCATCTGTTCCGTCTCTGTCACTTGCAGTTCTTACAGGTTTTTTAGTTATGAATTTAAAAATGTCTTTATCGCGGTCACCTTCAGCGAGAGTTTGTAAATCTTGGGCAGTAGGTTGTTGTGGACTACATATAGTTTTAAATGTAGAAGTAGAACCTTTAATATATAATCCATTGACATAACCACTTCCAGTTGTTCGTTCAACTGTTATAATTATGCCTGTATCTGAATCTAAGGCTTCTGAAACATTAATAGGCATAATTATTCTACCTCATATGTTATTGATTGACGTAGATGACCTGTATCTACAAGAGGATTACCCTCACGATGTTTAAGTTCAGGTTCTTTGATGTCTGTTATTTTTTCTTTAACATCTGTCTGTACTTGAAGACCAAGAAGATTTAGAGCTTCTTTTACGGTTAGTTTACCATTAACAATTTTTTTAGCAAGTTTAGAAAACATCTTCTTATACTTACGTCTTTTTTCCTGTACTGTGGACCGTAGGAAGCTCCTCTGAGGTATATTTTTTGATGAGCTACCGAATTCATGGACTGCACCTACCATGATGACAGAGGTCCCGTCTGGATAATCATTTGAGCCTTTTGGTAATCCAACTTTTACAGAATCTGCGCCTTTCATGGAATTAGATATTTTTTCTAATTCCTTGATTGCATCAGTTGGTTTTTTGATTATTTTGACTTTTGATTTCATTAGCAAGTCGCCGCTAAAACACCAACAAAACAAGAGTTACGAATAACTAAGAATTGTTGTCCATACGCTGTAGATGAGTAGAATTCATCTGAATCAGACCTAGCTTTAGCAACAACAGCTCTTGTAACCGATACACCACCAGCTGTTTTAGAACTAACTGGTCCTGCTTTTGATGAACCATCTCCAGCTTCTGTATTTGTTCCTGCTGTCAATAAGTGGGCAGCTAAATAACAATGAGCCATATTATATTTGTTACACCAACGGTTCTCATCGTCACCAATATAACATACTGCATCATCTAAAAATAATTGGATACGTAAATCAGGATATTCTGTTTCATCAGCAAACTCCGGAAAACGTATTCTAAACTCTGCTACTGTACAGGCCATATTATCCTCTCGTAAATTTAAATACTAGGATTGCACCTAGTATACCTACTAACCATTTAAGAACCTCTTTGCTAACATCTTTTTGTCCTTTATTAACATTTTGGGTACTCTTAACTGTATCTAATTCTTTATTTAAATCACTAAGTTCTTGTTGAACATTGGTTATTAATCTTTCAACTGAAGATTTATCACCTTGATTTGCTTGCCACAATTCAGCTTCTCTTATTCGTGAATCGTGACTATCTAATCTATTACCATACCTACGCAAAGATTCATCGTGGTGATTGACACGTTCTTCCAATCTAACCACCTCTGATAATTTATCTTCAATACCTCCAAGTCTATCAGATATTGAATCGAGAGTTTTCCACAGACGTGTTTCGGATAAGTCATCAACATTCATCATATTAGGAACCCCCGAAACTCTGTTTCTATCGACCATACGACTCTCTTTAGTAGATTCTTTTTATTTTTAAATTAGGCACTTGTTTAAATACTCAATTTAAAAATAACCTCCTAACTTAATAGGAGGTTAGGTTTATTTTACTTACTTTTTATCAGTTTTAGCTGCAGAAGCTTTTTTAAGTTCTTCTAGTTCAAGCTTAACTTTTTCAAGTTCTAACTTAGCTGTTTCAGCTTCAGTTTGAGCTTTCTCAGTTTCAGCTTTCGCTTTATCTGCATCTTGTTTTTCAGCTTGCGCTTCTTTCTCAGCTTGTTCAAGTTGAGATTTAAGTTTAGCTAAAGGTTCAGATTTAGACTTAGCTTTAGTATCTGGAGCTTGCTCAAGTTCCAAATCATCAACAGCAGGACCGAATTCAATTTGACCTAACTTTTTAAGTTCAGCTACAAATGGGTCAACTTTCTTACCATTAACGAATTGTTTCCAATGTTCGTCATCGACGACATTGAAACCTGGAGCTACACGAACAATAGTTCGATTCTTATTAGCACCGATACATTTTAAGTTAAACTGACGAGCAGTGTGGTTTATAATCCCGGCCATGATTTAAATCCCCGTTGCAATAGCTAATGAAAGAGGATAGTAGATATTCAAACCACCCAAACGTGAACGACCTGGAACTAAGAACTCTAAATTCTTTTGTTGTACTGGAAGCATTTCCAATTCAACAGGAATTTCAAGTTGTAGTTTATCAGGGTTGCGGTCATATGCCACCATAGCATCAGATGCTAATTGTGGGTTATTTTCCGCAGCGCATTCGTTAACAGCGATAATATCTTCAATGCTGCTTAAGTATGGACTGTTTTGAGCCAAATACTGAGCGATTGTAGTATCGCTATTAGATGCACGAGGTGTTGACATAATATATGACCACTGAGCAGGTGGAAGCAATAATGTATTACCACGTTCAACCATTTTAGTAGTTTCAAAAATATCAGCAAATAGGTCATTCACATCGAACAAAATTTCGTCCGGAGTTTTATTAACCCATTCAGTACCTGCACCAGGATTAACCACAGCGCCAGTTGGAATGTTTGGATTGCTAAATAAACCTGGAAGGCCTGAAGTAGCATCACCAAAGAACGCAACGTCATTTGTAGTTTGCTCATTAGCACGACGAGCAGCATTAGCACGACGTTGGTCAAGAGCAGCACCGGTCAATTGTGAAGACTGAATTTCATCAAGGTTATAACCATATGAAATACCAACTGAACGCACTGGGATAATTGTTTCTTTACCAGCAACATCAGCACGAGGCAAATCATCAGCATAAGCATTAATGATTTTAGCAGAACCAGATTGGTCATAAGTACGATATGTAATCGTATTAACACCAGCACCACCTTCGTTGCTCACTGGGAACAATTGGCGTGCTTGTAGTTCAGCATATTTGACGTCATAGCTTTTAGCTTTGATATGCTCTAGTTGACGCTGGAAGAAGAAAGCTCCATCAGCATCTACAAGCATATCATTCATAGCACGAGTAATCGCACCATCAAGAGTGATTTGCTTATTATCAAAGTTAGCAATAGCGATAGCACCATCAAAAGATACTGTACCACCATTTCTTAGTTTAAATGTTTTCATTTAAGCTCTCCTTAAGAACCGGCAGTTGTTTGAGAGTAATCTAGACGGATTACAGCTAATTCACCAGCAGCTGCAACAGTTTCCCAACGGGCACCATTTAGCTGAGTTTCACCAACAGCTGCTGCACCAGAATCTAGTACGCCATCAGCATCAGTGTATTTAACCTGGTCACCTGGGTTACAACCAGTTGGACAAAACGCCCAAATGTAACCTTCACGAAGAATGCCAGCAGTTTCTTTTTCTGAATACTTAATAGCACCAGTATTAGCAGCACCTTCACGACCTAAGTCACGATAAGTAATACCAAGAAAATCAGTACCGCCAAGAACACATTGACGTTCTTTATCAGTACCGCGGCTAACTACAACACCAAATTCAATACCTGCAGCACCTTCAACATCTCGAGAGACATTATCATGTGGTGCTAATGCATAGATTAAACCAGCATAAGCTTTTGGAATATTACGAGCATAAGAAGTTTGAGCACTCATTATTTATCTCCTTTCTTTTTCCAAGCATCACGACTATCAGCTTGGAATTTTTCACGAGCAATAACATCAGCAGGGCGATTATCTTCAACTTCTTTAGTATTGTCTTTATTAACAATAGTTTTGAAAGCATCATCTAAGTGTTGTTGACTGTTGTTATCAATTGATTCTGCCAACATATCAAAACGCGCTTGAATATAGTCGGTAGACACTGAGTCCATATTGATAGTTGGGCATTTGTCAGCAACAACTTCTTTAACTAAAGTTAAATTGTCTTTGCCATCAAGCTTAATATCTGGACAAATCTTAAGAACGGTATCTGCTAATTTAGCGCGGGCAGCAACTAGTTTATCGACAGCATCGTTAGTAAGGATTTTTGATTTAGCATCATCAAGTTTAGCTTCTAAAGAATCTTCTTTGGCTTTAGCTTTTTTAGCAGCTTCTTCCATTTCATCTTCTTTCGCTTTAACTTTATCCGCTTCGGTTTGAGTTTCTTTCTCAGCATCTGAAAGACGAGCTTGCAGCTTACCAACAGCTTGAGCAGCTTGTTCAGGTACTTCGAAATCAACCCCATCGATGGTGATTTTAGCCATAATGACATTATCTCCTAGGTTGGGTAAATTGTCGGCCACTCTGCAAGCAGGTCCAGCACGACCACGTTCTACGATGGCAATATGATTGCCTTTGATGTTTCTCTGGATGGCGTCAAAGTTTTCACCCTCCGGAGTAACTCCTGGTGTCCATTCAATATCTGATAAATATCCATTTGATAATTCAGACTTACCTGATTCAATATCTTTAATGGAATCTTCATCCATGATAATTAAATCAACCTTTACAAACATTCCATCTTTAACTATTTCATTACCTGAATTACCAACAGAATATGTTTTAAAATTACTGGCATTTACTAGTTCAGGTGGGTGATTGTTTGTAACAGGTTTATTGACAAAAGAAGCTAGTGAAGCATCACTAAAAACTTCTTCAGGTGGACGATATACATTTACTATATCAGTTGGGTCTCTATCAGTTAACCCCATTTCTACAGCTAAATATTGTTGAATACCAACTCTTGAAATACGAGAAGGAACCAATAAGTATCCCTCATCGGTATAAACTCGTTCGCTTGAAATGTTTAAACGGTCTTGTATAAACACAGATTGTTGACCCTATTAAAAATTTTGGTATTTTATTTTCTAAATCTTACCATGCTACTAAATAAAAATACACATGGTAATATACTAATTTGGATTTATAATTTTATTATTGGTTGAGCTACACACCGGCATTGAATATCGGTACCAGGATGACCTGTATCTTTTGGTGGATTATCCCATCTGAAAGTTTTACCATTCTTTGATTTATGGTTAGCTCTCACTCTTTCATCACCTGATGTACGCCAAACATATTCTTCTATACCAAGGTTTTGTTGGCGTTGTTGATTCAATGCGGAATTCAATTTTGAACTTTGGTCTCTAGCTATTAACCTCGCTCTATTCGTAGTTGTTTTACCAATCTTCTGAATCTGCTTAATCATTGAATTAGCTTTAGTGCCTTGAGTCACATTAGAAAATACCATTGTTTCAATTTTCTGAAAGTATTCCTCAGGTATAGAACGAATCAATCCAACATTTTCTCTAGTAGTAGCTACAAGAATATCTTCTAATCCTTCATTTTGAATTATGTTTGATACATTAACACCAACAGCTTCTTCCATAGCTTTATAGAATCTAGTCTTGTTAGTGTTATTAGTACCTTCAACAAATGAGTTTGCTACTATTTTAGCATTCTCATTTATATCTCTATAGTTCTTACGAAGATTATCAAAAGCTTCTTCTAATGTTAAAGCATAACCATCATTAACATACTGTGGTTCCAATTGCTTCAGTAATGGAACGATAGTTGTCGCAACATCTTTTCTAAGCTTACCAGTTAAGGCAGTTAATTGTCTTCTGTATTTAACCTCAGCAGACTTAGATACTTTAGTCGGACGTGCTTTCTTCGTTCTCTTCTTCCCCTTTTGGTTCATTCTCAGGGTCATCGGAATTGGTAATAAGGTCATCGTCATCGTTGTCATCCAAATCAGTTAGGTCTTCAAGTTCTTTAATATACTCATCAGTAATATTTGAGTAGGTTCCATTTTGTTGTAACTCCTTAGCAACAGTTAATTCGTCAATAACACCATTAGTTAAATAGATTTGGTCACGTTGAGAATTATTGAAATCAACTTCAGCTTGTTCTTTAGGAGTCATTTGGAACAATGAATTAAATTCATATGATAAATCTGCATCATCAGATAAACCTAAACTCTTCGCCATAATAGGGTCAAAGTCATCTAGACGTGGTTTATATTCAGTTATTTGGTCAGCACTAATTTTATCATAGTAATTCTTTAAGTCGCCTTCGCCTGTAGCATTTAATCCACTAGCTGAAGAACCTAATAAACGAGTAGCTGGAACATCAGCGCCTGCTGTTACTACTTGAGCAAATCTATCAATCAAATCTGGTAAACTAGCAAATGAGTTTGTTTTATTTTGATATTCTTCTTTATTATCCATAAGAAGCATATTATTGAAACTCTTCAGCATGCTAGCTAAAGCAAAACGTTTACGTAATAAATCTTCGCCTTGAGCAGTTTGTAAATACGACATCAAACCTTCGACCTTGATAATATCGACGTTAGTCTCATATATCATACTAGCAGAAGAATCAGTTGAAGTATTTAAGTTAGTAATAGCTTCATAAAGTCTATCTAATACAGAATCAGAATAATAATTATTACGACGGAATTCATCCCAAGGTAACTTAACACCATCAAAACGAATTACACGTGAATGATGAATCTTAATTGATGTTTCATTAAGACGATAAAATTCTGGTAAACCAAAAGAAGGATTAAATGGGTCGGCAATAGGAGCAACATCAGCATTACTCATACGATGTCTATCAACAACCTTAATATGTTTTAAACCACCTTTTTTGACTTTATTAATATCAAGAGGTCTGTCTGGTGTATTACCATCATCAACTGACATGATAATAAAAGCTGTACCATATAATCTTGCCCATTTGTGAGCTTCATTAAATGCAGAACGAAGTTGAAGTCTTGATTCTTCATCTTCAAGCATCTTGATAGTTTTAGGTTCTAAGTCACCATTAAAACTACGCCACTTACGAGTCATGTCATTAGGAATAATGTCAACGACTTTTCCTGACAACCAATCAGTACGATACATAGCATTAAGTTCGTCTTGATTGCCATCTACTGAAAGTCGTTTCCCATTGACAAATCGAGAATTAGCACGTTTATCACGTTCAGTTCCCAATTCAGCAACTAAGTTTTCAAGTCCGTCTTTTAAGAGTTGTTCCTCTTTTGACAGAATTTGTGCTTTTGTATCGCTCATTGTTTAATCCTAAAAAGTTATTAAGGTTACTTTTCGCAGCCTAGTCTTTATATAATAGAAAAATATATTCTTAAATTTTTTATCTTATACTAATAATATACAATGATTTAGTAACCTTAGTAACCCTGTTGCTGTTAAACTGCTTTAAATTGAAAGAACCCGTCTAAAGAAGCTTCATGTAAATCGAGTCCTGTTAAATCATCATTTATTCTTATTCCTAGAATATCTCCATTATCTCCGTCTAATATAATACCTTCAGAATAATCAAATAAGCTAAAGGTATAATTAGCTAAACGTGAAGAACCTGACAATGTTACAAATTGAGCTAGCGCTCCAATACTAAAATAATCCGCTGTAGCTTTTATCACTGGGGTTAGTGGAATTTCCTGACCATCAATAACTGTAAAGAGTGTAATGCCATTTGCTAATGGACCAGCTAAGCTACCGTAGTTAGTAAAATCGGTATTACCTGCATCACTTACTAAGAAACCTAATTTATTTATTGAGATTTGTCTGTTAGGTTCTGCTTGAAAGAAGAATTCAACGGGCATAGCAGAACCATCAACAACCATACTTGTGTCCCCAGTTATCAAACCATCATCGGTAAACGACCTTTGAATAGGGAATTTTCTTGGGTCTGCTATTCTATTGTAACTTTGTCTTAAACTACTCATATTTTTATCCTCTGGTTTCCGGCCAAAGTTTTATAATGCATTTTCATTATATATCATATCTTCAAATACTAGTAAATCTTCTACTGCATCCAATGTAGGGTCAATTTGGTCATCATGTTTATGTGTCATTAAAGGAGTAAATTTCCTAAACTCATCTTTATAATCACTAACGAAATCTCTTTCTCTAGGAATATGAACAAACCCGCTAGCAAAGTATTTTATTGCACCCATGCTACGAAGCACTTTATCTGTATTTCGTTGTATAGCTTCAACAGGAATCATATAATCTCGTTGAATAGACTGAATTAAACTTGAACCTGAACTCTTATCTTCAATCTTAACTAATTGAGCACCAAATGGTTTGAATTGTGTAGGCTTATGTTTATTCCAAAATTCAACCATCACTGATTCTAATTCAGGAGCTTCAAATTTACCTCTAACTTGGTCTACTAAAAATATACCCTTAGACCTACTTCTTGCCCAACATTGAAATACTGAAAAATCATTGTGTTCTTTAGTCTTCTGTGCAGTATCTCCATATATTCTCATTAAGTCAACATCAGGAGGAAGTACATCATAATACTTCCAATATTTGTCTTTAAACATTCCACCACCAAGTGGATTTGGTCTTTGTTGCATTTGACTAGAGAATGTATAAGGGTCACCTAATTCTAGGGTGCGTAATTGTTCAAGTGTGTGTTTAAAAGGCCACAGTGGACTTCCAGGGAGCACCAGGGTAGGCATATCACTTATAGCTTCAACACTAAAATTCATATTCTTCCCCAGAATGCATACACCGAAGAATTTCGTTCAAATCGATTTTAATACCATGAGTGTAATCAGATGGATATGTTCCATTAACTAACTCATCATCTAATCTAGTAGGTATATCTAAATGATGCCATTTATCACCCGAACCACCGCGGAGTAAATATCCGGATAAATCATCTTCATGAATACGTTGCATTATGACAATCATAGGTACTGTTTCAATAGCTAAACGTGAACGCATAGTGTTGTTGAAACGATTGTTAATGCCTGAACGTTTAACTATTGAATAAGCGTCATCAGGTTTAACTGGGTCATCTAATACGAAAGCTCCTGTAAATCCAGGCTCCATTCTTCCTGCACGGAATCCAGTAATCTGACCACCAGCAGGTGCAGCCATCATACCACCACCATTTTCAGTAAACCAACGTTTCTTACCTTTAGAATCTACCCTAATTTTCATAGGCCAAAGTTCTTGAAATTCTTCAGATTCAACTCCATCTTTTATTTTAGATGAGTTGTTATGTGCTAAATCACCTGAATATGAAGCATGAATATACTTAGAACGAGGATTTAGTGCTAACCCACGTTGAATAAAATTAAGCACTACTTGTTCTGTTTTTGAATAACCTGGAGCTATATTAACGATAAGACGTTCAATCTTACAATCATAAACTGCTTGAAGAACGTACTCTATGACATAATGATGCCAATTTCTAAGCATCCTATTACCTTCTCTTTGCTTAAAAAAGTAACGCATAAACTGCATACCATCATTTTCAAGCATATATTTGAGCATTCGTTTTTCATTAAATGTCCATTGCAATCTATCTTCATCAGGATTTACCATAAGTAGTCCTCATGTTCTTTAATTTGATTCCTTTCTTTATTACTTTTTCAACTCTATTCCAATTAGGTTCTGCTTCATTATTGAAGTAGCAACTTATTTTAGCGGACAAAATTAACATAGGAATGTATAGATAGATTAACCACCAACTAAGTTTAATATCACAAGTCAAATAAATCTTATTAGAATTCATCATTAAACTTCTCCTTAAAGAGTTCAATTTCTTCTGTTGTCAATGGACTGTTATTGGGGTCAGCAGAATTGTCTGTAGTAGAAGTTTCTATTTGTTTGCGTTTAGCATGGAGATATTCAGCCATTGTTTTAGCGGCTGACATCGATTCAGATAGTGGAACTGTGTGATATTTATAGCGAGATGTTACATGGTCTATTAGTTCATTCCAATCTGACTTATTTAAGTCACCGCCTGTGAATGAATCTATCTCCATGATAAGCTCATAAACACTAGAAAGCTGTCTTGGGTCTTGCCCATTCATGACAGATTCTAAAAATACTAATGGGTCCTTAGCTTTGCCCTCATGAATGAGGTGTCTAAGTTCCTCAATGTTTAAAGGACTTTTACTCATATTATCAACTATAAATTACCGGCATTATCCGAATATAATCTATTTGGAGTAATATGTAAATAAATTTGATATGGAGAAAAGAGGAAAGGAGCTTCGGCTCCTTATTTTTACCAGATGAACATATCACCATCTTCATCAATTTCTACAACACCTGTTTCTTGAGAAGTATGTCCATAACATTCAACTTCCCCAAGTAACTTTAGCTCCATCTTTAAGTTCACCTTGAGCGTTTTTCACCGTAGCATCACTATTGTAGGTGTTTGTGTTTTTGATAAGTTGTAATAAAGTCATAATGTTCTCACTGTTTAGCTGTTTAAGTAGTAACTCGATATAGTTCTATTATAATCAGTTCTATGGTGATGTACACTTTATTTGGTAATTAATTGCAAAAAGATTGAAATTAATTTTATGGTGGTTCAATACTAAGTTCCTTGAGTTGTTTTAACATTTCTTCAAACTTATCATCAGGAAAATGGTCCCAAGTAAAATATTCATGAGCACAATTAATTGTATGCTGCATTTTATCTATTCTATCTTGCACATCTTTTCTAGGACAAGTAGTACCACAACAGAAGTCTTCAGAATTAGGGTCTAACAAATTAAGTTGTTTCATTGTCATCCCTAATAGGAACTATTTTATACCCACATTTTCCTAAAGTTGAATGTAAAAATGACATACCACAATTAGAACCTAACCATTGGATAACAGTAGCTACAATCATACGTTCTCTACGAGATATGAACAGTTGATAATATTTATGAAAAAATGGCCAATTAGGTTCTGTATTAATAAACAAATCCTGAAGAATGCCTCTACCATGATTTGTTCCAGAATTCCATTCTGAATCATTTTCTTTATCCCATTCTTGGGCAAAAGCAACTTCACGAGGATTGTTCTGATTTAATCTAACGCATCTGATTCCTTTACCTGGAGTAGGTCTAAAAGCCCAATCAGGAGGAGTCCAATTCCTACATTTTATAGAATTTTCAATCAACTTTTCTTTCTTTTGTCGGTTCATGATTTATCCTTAATATGAATTGTAACATTTGAGTTAACAAAATCAATAGATTTAAATGAACTTGAAGAAGGTATTTCAATATATGGTTCTTTAGCATCATCCATAGAATTAAAACATATTCTATCTATATTGAAATTACCATTTATTCCTTCGAACATTTCTACTTTAATGTAACAATCAAAACCTAATTTTTCAGGTTTTATGATTTGTCCTTGTTCATCAAAATATTCGTTTGGTAAATAGAATGCAATGTATTCTATATCTTCATAGATATTAATAGCGTCTATTGTTATTATTGGTTTTTTCATAATTCTAATCTCCTTAGTAAGAATACAATTATAATATGATTTCACGAGAAGTTAAACTATCTTTGAAAACAAGTGATTCATTACAAAAGTACCAATCACCACCTTCTGTTTCATTTAAGTTATTTAGTGTGTTAGCAGTTTGCTCTTTAACAGCTTGCTCAACACCTCTATCGAAGTCATCGTAAGAATCAAACACTTTAGATTCTTCAATATAGTGATTTAATTCTTGAATCGAGTGTCTGAAGTTATTTTCACAGAAAACTTGATTAGCATATTTAAAGCCATTTTTGAATGAATGTTTAGGTGACTTCAGTTTCGATAGTTTACCTATACACCAAAGTAAGAAAATGAAAACAAAAATTAATGTTGAAGTTGAAGTTGAAGTTGATAAGAAATTATCCATTATTTTATCCTCTTATATACTTATCGTGGTCTAAAGTTTTACTAGCTTCAGTGTTCATTTGGCAATGTTTACATTGCCGATGTTTAACTGCATCAATTAATTCTTTTACTTCGTCTTCTACATCATTTAATGAAGCGTATGGAGAAACTGAATTAATTTCATTCTCAATAGTTTCAACAAGGTCTTTTATAGATTTAGACATCAGAACACTCCCTATTCTCATAATTAGGCCAATGGCCATCTTTTACCATTTGACAATAATGTTGAACCACATCTACTTCATCTTCATAGTCCATTGAACCAACAATACCTAAAAGACAAAGAACTACACAAACTGATAATATCTTCTTCATTTTAACTGTTCCTCTGTTTAACTGTAAATAACTAAATTTAATGTACTTTCTAATAGTAATCTAGGTAACTTAGAAAATACAACATTATATAATGTTATTTATCAAATACAAGTTTACGCCACATTTTGATAATATACTTAGCTTGATTAGTAGCATCGTCAAGTGCATTATGATTATTACCTCTTCTAGATTCACCGAAACCACCGCGATTAGTTTCGAACATATCTACAACAGTACGACAATCACGAACATTCCAGAAGTCCCATGGTATATCAATGTTGTGTTGACGAAATGCATCTTCTAACATTGCAATATCAAATATCGAACCATTACCCCAGACTTTTGTACCTTTAGGAATCCAAGCAGCTAATCCATGTAAGACATCTTCTAAATCATCTTCGCCACCTAAAGCATCACGGGCAGCTTGAGATTGTTCTGACCACCATTCAATTGTAGAATCACAAGGCTTTCTATCTTGCCATTCCCAATCAAGTTCAGCATAAAATGTTTCGCCTGAATTTCTACGACCTAATTTTTTAAGGTTAGGGTCAAACATAATTGCACCTACACTTACTATAGGTGCTTGAGGAGTAACTCCCATTGTTTCTAAATCTATCATCACGTGTTTCATGTCTTTCTCCAATTATTATCCAATTTTAGCGGAGGGTTAGAATAGTTACTTTTTATGTGTTAGTCTATATATATATATTTTTTTTTTTCAAATTATTTTTCTTATATGTATAACTAATATAAATTTAATAACTTTTCTAACCCTGTTTATTTCTAATTATCAAAAATATTAAAAATAAAAAATAACCTTTTTAACTTTATAACTTTTCTAACCCTTATCATTATCTATACATCTCTAAAAATCCTCTATTCCATCAATCAAATCTTCTGCTGATGACAACAAATTCCCCCCATATACCTTCATCACATTCCCTCCCCCAGGTTTTACAGTGAACCCTAAGTCAGATAAATCAGATTTAAAATGTTGTTTTTTCTTTCTCATTTTTTCATCTATTCCATTCTGTTCACACCACGTGAAATAAATAATGTTATAAAGAGAATTAAAATCACCCAAACAATCTACAATCCCAGGAGTCTTTTCAACATTATCTTTTAAGAATCTGGCCACATTATTGGCTTGCCCCATCCATTCTTCTTTCGCTTCAGCACAAGATTCTGGAATGAGAAATCTTCCTCTATTGCGTAACCTTTGTAAACCTTCAAGCATGAAGTTAAGTATTCCAGCCATTTCTTTGGGATTACGAATAATATTATCGAGTCTATCAATATCTGCTTTATTATTACCTTGCACATCTTCTTTGGTAAATTGTTTATTGAATGGGATAACATTAGCTCTTCGTATCATACCATGTGATAAATCTCGTGTGGCAGGAAAACCATTACTACACATGATTAAATTGCCGCCATACATGAAGTTGAACTTATCCTTACCTTTTGGATTACATTCCATTTTGGTATTTTCCGATAACATCTTAACGCCTTCATCCTTAAGTAGGTAATTAGCGGGTAATTCCTCAATGATGACTGAAAGTGCGCCAACAAGACTTGTCATACCATGGTTATCACCATTTGATGAGGCAGCGCTAAGCAATTTAACAGTAGATGAGACTTGTGCGTCGTGCAATATAGCTTCAAGTACTTTAACGAGGGTTGATTTACCATCACCACCAGGACCACGGAATAACCACCATGACGCGATATTTTTATAAGGTTGAATCATATACCCCATGAGTTCACCAATATGGCGCACCATATCTTCACCATCAATGAAGTCTTCGAAAATCTCATTAATAGTCTGCATGAATAGAGGGCATTCTGCTGATGGGTCATAATTAACTTTAAGGCAGCTCGATAAATAACTCTTATATGAATGAGGACGAAGAGCATGGGTACCATCTCTCATCAACCATAATTCACCATTTTGACAATTAACAACAGATTTGGGCAATTCAGTAGAGTGTAACTTATCTGTAAGAGTAGCAACTTGGATGCGGCTAAGTTTAAGGGCTTGGGTTATTAGTGAAAGCTCTTGCATCTCTATATTAACTTTCTCTTTAATCTTCCACAGTACATTCTGAATTAATTTACTTAAAAACTCATCAGTCAATGGTTTCCAATGAGTTTTACTAAATGTATACAATTGGCCATTGGGGGCTCCCATTAAATGTTTTCCTTTATTAAAGGTTTTCTCTAATGTCTTTTGACTGAGCATAAGAGCTAAATCATCAGATATTTTAGCTTCTAACTGTTTTAGTATTTCATTCAATGAACTTTTCTTAAGTACCTTGTTTTCAACAATGAGGTCTTTGGCTTTCATAGCCTCGAAATTGTCAGCCGCTTTAATAAGACGAAGAGCTTTCATTACATCTTCTTGAGATGATACAGGTGATAAATCTTTACATGCTATAAGAGCGGCACCTTCAACTCCCGCTTCACCAGCTGGTGTGTGATACATATCATCGATGTCAATGTCAGCAGCAATTTCGTTAGCTCCATTAACCATTTCAGCTTCTTCTGAATCATCATCTTCAATATCTAATTCAGGTTGATTAGCGAATGTGAGAACTGCTTTAACTCCAGATGTATCTTCACCTTTTTGCTCGAGTTCATGGATAAGAGTACCAACAGTATATAACGTCTCCTTACCATCATATAGAGACTCCCAACGCTGTTTGATGAGGTTTTCATCATCTTCAAATCCAAGTGCCTCTATTGACCACTCTACAAACTCTTCTATACCTGTTCCGCCTGTCGCATGATGAGCTGCGCATAATAGAGGGAACCATTTATCATTAGTACCATAATTCTCAATATCGAGTTTATCAAGAATCATTTCCTGTAATTGAGTACCAGTTAACGAAGCTTCTCCTGATGAGTAGTCTCCTTTCTTATTGGCTCCTCTACTAATGGTTTTAATAACTGATTCAGGTAAAATGGATTTTTCTTCAACATTTGTCCATCTGTAATAACCTCCTGACGGATGCTTTGAGCCTGCACAGAGGACTTGTCTACCTTTTCGTTTGAATTCAACACCTGGATATTCCTCCAATGTTTCTTTTAAAAGACGATAATCTATACCATCAGGTAAAGTGCAATAAACATGATAACCACCACCGCCAGTCTTAACTGTAGGCAATTCTTCAATTAACTCTTCCCAATCGAAATAACCAAATAATTCCGCTATTAATTCCTCACAGTCAACACCCTCATAGTTACGTGGGTCCATATCAACAATGAGTTCATTGGCTGGAATTCTATAACCCAAGTTATAACCTTTATCTATCCAACTCTTTATAGTATCATTATTGATATTATATTTACGAGTTGTCCAGTCATTGTGTACAGGAGTTTTGCCACGTACCTTACCTTTAATCTGCTTATTCCAAACATGAATAGGTATTAAGTCTGAATTAGTATCTAAATAAGGTCGTATTTCTTTTTTGTCATAATTTGACATATCATTATATTCCTTATTTAGTTAAATCAGGACGTAGGTATTCAGCTGAGAACTTTTCTTTTATTCTCAAGTTATTTTCAATGTCCTTAGCACCTTGTTTACTAATACGCCCATGGTAAATCCAACTATTAATGGTTGGAATAGATTTGTTTATCAATTTAGATAAATTTTTCTTACCACCAACATCTTCTAATAATTCATTCAATACATCAGAATGGTATGTTTTCAATTGTTCTTTATTGAACATCAACATATTGCAATCAGGAATCTCAATAGATTCTAAAGCATTTTTTGCGTGTTCAACAGAACAAGTGAACCATTCGCCAGTAACTCTAAATTCTTTTAATAACTCATGAGCAATATATTCTCTAAAGTCACCTTTAATCTTAAACTCAAGTTTAGTAGGAACGCCACTTGCAGCTTCAATCATCTTAACTCTAGATTCAGGGTCTGCTGATTTTCCTATCTTAATGAGCCCAAAGTCGTTACTTACTATATAAGTATATCCGAACAATGGGATTTTCTTGTTCTCGTTAGAGTCCATGGTATATCCTATGTCTATTATTAATGAGTGTAGAAGACTATATATAGAAAGAGGGCAAAAATAAACACAATATTTAATATTTAGTAAATTATTTTAAATATTTTTCAAAATAGTGTGTACTTCATAAATATATTAGAATAGAATGTCCTCACTGTCTAGCAAATATACATAGTTAAACAGTAAAACAGTTAAACAGTAAAATGTTAAATAAGGAATATGTTATGCACATATTACAAAACAATACTAATTTTCCAAACTATATGGTTAATCCAGTTAGTATGGACTGCATTAAGGAAACACTCCATAATAAAGAAAATGAATTAGTAGAGTACAATCCAGTAAATCCAGATAATGGTATTTACTATAAACTTGCAAATGACAAAATTGAAAAACATTTTGGCGTAAATCAACAATCTTAATTTTTTTAATAACGGAGACATATAATGTCAAATTTAAATGTAGTAACTTGGTCTTTAGCTTTACTTCCTGAAAACGCAGCCAAGATTGACCAAATCAATCAAATCATTTTGGGTGATTCATATAGTGCTAAAGCACCAATTGAAAAAGCCAAAGAAACAGTTAAAGAGACAAAAACTTCTACTAAAGAAGAGTCTACTGAAACTGCAGGTGTTTCTCAATCTGACTTACAAGCTGCTGCTAAAGCTGCTAAAGCAGAACATGGTGTAGACTTTGTTAAAGAATGTATTGAAGCTGCCGGCGGTACACTTAAACGTGCTCTAGGTCAATCATTATCTTCTATTGATGCTGAATCTCATGAAGCATTTATTAAGGCTCTTGAAGATGGTCCTAAGCCAACAGAACAAGCTTCTGATGAACTTGAAGACGATGGTTTTGATGACGATGAAGATGGTCTAGATGATGCTGAAGAAGCACCAACTGTTGAAGCGGTTAAAGCAGCTCTTAAAGCGTATGCCAAAGAAACAGGTCGTGAAGAAGCTAAGCAAATCATGAATGACAATGGTGCAGCTAAACTTCAAAATGTTGATGATTGTACTCCAGCTCAACTTACAGCAATGTTTAAAGCATTAGTATAACCTAATATTTATTGATTTAATCTAATCCTCGCTGGTTCTCAGTTTACAGTCTGAGTTATCAAAACTGTGTACATCTCTAAGTGTTCTGTATTAGAATCTTTAGAGATGTAAATAACCCTTAAACAGTAAAACAGGAAAACAGTTATGACCTTTCACAAGATAATTCGTAAAGTACGTAGTTTCCCAAAGTCAACACTCTATATGAGTAATGAATCTGCTTTTGGTAATTACGGATTCTGGGTACCTAAATCAGCTATTCTATCTATCAATGATAACTTAGTAGAAGTAGCGGATTGGTGTAAAATTAAAACAATTCAATTAGATTAATATGAGAGTAACTTCACTTAGATTAAAACATGTTCTATCATATGATAGTGATACAGGAATATTCACGTGGATTAATCCAACTAGTCCAAGAATAAAAGTTAATTCTAATGCAGGCAGTGGTTGGAAAGGTTATACTAGAATTGGTTTAGATGGAACTGAATATTATGCTCATCAATTAGCTTGGTTCTATCATTATGGTAAGTGGCCTAAATACCAAATTGACCACATCGATGGCGATAGAAGTAATAACAGAATATCAAATTTAAGAGATGTTCCTCAATCTGAGAATGTAAAGAATTCATCAGTAGGTAAAACAAGTTCCTCAGGATATAGAGGAGTTACTTGGTGTAATGATAGATTAAATTGGCGAGTTAACATAGGCATCAATGGAAAAATAAAAAGCCTAGGTAGATTTGATGATTTAGATAAAGCAATCTCTGTTAGAAAAGAAGCAGAGATTAAATATGGTTTCCATAAAAATCACGGGAGAAAGAATAATGTCTGAAGAAATAGAAGCTAAATCACATTCTAAATTGTCGCCTTCGGCTTCTAAGAGATGGATGAAGTGCCCTGGGTCAATTAAACTTCAAGAGAAATTAGGTATAGAGAATTCTACATCTAAGTTCGCAGCTGAAGGTACAGTTGCTCACGAAGTCCATGAATTATGTTTGGTGAAAAACTTAGATGCCAATGATTACCTTGGTAAGAAATTTAAAGCTGACGGTTTTGAGTTTGTTGTCAACAAGAATATGGCTGAAGCTGTTCAGGAATCTCTTGATTATATTAGAGACCGAATTGAAGAAGCTGCTCTTGAAGACATGAGAGTTGAAATCCTAGTTGAAGTTAAAGCTTCACTAAGTTACATTGGAATCCCAGGTCTTGATGGTGGTACATCAGATGTTGTATTACTATTCTGGGCTATTAATGATGAAGGTAAAGAATACTTACATTCAATTGAAGTTCTGGATTATAAACATGGAGCTGGTGTTGTAGTAGAAGCTGAAGATAATACTCAAGCATTGAATTATACACTTGGTGTTATTATGAATCCTCGATTTAATGGTGAAGGTATTCCAGGCGGTATTCGTATCACCATATCTCAGCCAAGAGCATTCCATAAACTTGGTCCAATCCGTTGGTGGGAAGTTGATAAAGATTTTGTTTACAATTGGGAAGAAGATGAACTTATTCCAGCTGCTAAATTAACTCTTGAAGATGATGCTCCAATTGTTCCATCAGAAGAAGGTTGTAAGTTCTGTCCATGTGCTCCATGCGGTGCTCAATATCAAATGGTACAAGAACAGGCAATGGTTGAATTTGAAGGTGAACAATTCCCTGACCCTGTTAATATGACAATTGAGCAAAAAATTAGTGTTGCTGAACACATTCCTATGATACGATCGTTCTTAGTAGCAGTTGAGAATAGTATCAAGGTTGATGTTGATGCTGGTTCTACTGATTATAAAGACCATTTCAAATTGGTACGAAGTAAAACCAATCGTAAGTTTACTGAAGAAGCTCTTGATGAAGATTTCTCTCCATTGGTTGACTATTTAGAACATGACGATATGTATGTTGAAAAACCTCGCTCAATGACTGAGATTGAAAAGCGTCTTAAAAAGAAAGTTGGTGTTAAAGATGCCAAAGCAATAATGGATGATATAACTATCAAACCTGAAGGTAAGTTAGTTGTAGCTCCACTATCCGATAAACGTAAGGCTGTTGAACCTTCGATTACTGGTGATTTTAATGGGATGGAAGACGAAGAATAATCTTAGTCAGTCCTAAATTCAACAAACTTAAACAGTAAAACAGGAAAAAAGTTATGCAAAAATCTAGCCGTAAAATTATGCTTCAAGATGTTCGTGGTTCATTTGTATTTTTGAAAGAACCCCGTATTAGTGACAAAGGTGAAAACCAAGGTCATTCAATTCAAGCTCTTATTAAGAAAGATAGTGAACTTCATAAGAAGATTGAAAAACTTCAAAAAGCAATCATGCGCGAAGCATTTGGCGATAAGATTAAACCTAGCATGGTTAAACTACCATTGCGTGATGGTGATGATGAACGTGATTTAGAAACAAATCCTGAGTGTGAAGGGATGATGTTTATGAATTGTAATAACAAGAACCGTAAACCGGGAATTGTTAATCGTCGTAATGAACCTGCAGATATTGATGATTTGGAAGAGTATTGTTATAGTGGTGCTTATTTCCATATCTCAGTTAACCTTTATGCCTACGAGTTCGAAGGTAAAAAAGGCATTGCATGTGGTCTTAATAACGTTATGCTTCGTAAGAAAGGTGACCGTTTAGATGGTAGTGTTGCAGCTACATCTGAGTTCGCTGATTTTGCAGAAGATGATGACGATTTTGATGATGACGATTTTTAATCAAATCTAATCTTATATAAGAGAGCTTCGGCTCTCTTTTTTATTTCACTAAAACACCAAACTAATTATGAACATATTTTCAATATTACAAAACATGACTATAGCTGCTTATATACACCGCAATCCTGATGCTCAGGTACGTAAAATGGCTAAAAGGTATAAGAAGCTAGTTCGTGATAAAAGACATCTAAAAACCATGTCTGTTATAATCAAAAGCCCTGTTCCTGCTAAAGTTGTTATACAAGCATATAACTCACTTATGGAATAAAATCAAAAAAGTTGAAAAAAGTTCCATATTTTAGTGTACTTGCTGTTTGGTACACTCTAGAATAGAACCATATCGAGTTACGCAGTTAAACAATTAAACAGGAAATTATTATGAATACTTCATTACAGATTTTTAACCAAGAAGAATTATCAAACTTCAAAAACACTGAACTTGCAACTATTTATAATAAATTTGCTGCTGAATTAGTTGGTGTTAACCAAATCAAAAAGTTCGCTGATAAGAAATCAGCTGTTCGTAGAACTTCAGCAATCCAAGCCGATTACCAATTAGCAGTTACTGCACTTACTGAAGCTAAAGAACGAGCTGAAAAATTAGGTGTTGCCAAGAAATCTCCTGCTAAGAAAACCAAAGTTAAAGATGATACCAAAATCCATGGTTTAAATAAGAATTTTGAAGTGCAAATTAACGTCGGTACTAAAATCCGTAAAGGTACAATACTTGCTCTTATTGCAGAAGCTCGTGATGAGAACAGAATTTATGAAGTTGAAGATGTGATTGATTTCATGGTAAAAAATGCTCCTAAAAACACAAATCGTAAAGAGATGACCTCTGCATATGCTGCTGAGTATATCAAATGGTATGCAAACAAGGGTAACATCACTTTAATTGGCCCAGGTTACGAAGAGGAATAAAACAATGGCTACTATTTATGCAATAGATTTTGACTCACTATCAGTTGAGTCTAAAAGTGAAAATAAAGAAGAACTGCAGAATTATGTAGATGAAAATGATTTGAGCATGGCAATAACAATCATTTCATCTCAAGAAGAATTAGCTCTACAATTTACTCTTGATGAAATGCAAGGTTTATTTAATAATCTTGCTGAAGAGTTTGGCGCAAGAGCTCGTGAATTTGATGATGAAGATGATGCATCATTATTTTGTTGGAAAGAACTTGAAGATAATGAAAGTCAATTTCCAAAGTACACAAAAACTCTTGGCAAGAAATTAGTTAAACAAGCGAATAAACCCGAGCCTGAAGATAATTCAAAAATTGATAAACCAATTAAATCAAAACCTGCTAAGATTAAAATTAAAGCAAAAGAATTGATTGGTATGGTTTTCACTAATACAGGTAAAGTTCCTCGTGAAGGTACAGCTTGCCGCATCATGACTGACCTCATTGAAGAAAACCTTGGTGAAGCAACCTATGATGAATTAGTTGAAACATTTGTAGAAAATTACGTTCCAAAGAATTCTGCTAAAGCTGTGGATGAAAAACTCGGTGCAGTATATGTTCGTGAAGCCTTCGTTAATGGGTTTATTGAAGAGGGTTTATAATGTCACAACATTGCACTATTGATTTTGAGACTCGGTCAAAGGCTGATTTGATGAAGACAGGAGCTTATAGATATGCAGAGGATGAGTCAACTAGAATCCTCTGTATGTCATATAACCTCACTGGTGATGACTTAGATACTATCCTATGGTGGCCTCATGAAGAGTTCCCAGAGGAGCTTAGAGAGCATATAGAAGCAGGTAAATTAGTCGAAGCCCACCATTCATTCTTTGAGCACTGTATATGGAATTTAGTTGGTGTACCAAATTTAGATTTTCCTCCTATGCCACTTAATCAGTGGCGTTGTAGTATGGCAAAGTGTAGAGCTAATGGTATTCCTGGTTCTTTAGATGTTGCTGGTACAGCGCTAGATTTAGATATAAAGAAAGATAAAATTGGTAAATCATTAATCCAGAAACTTTGTAAGCCAAGACGTATTACAAAGAAAAATACCGAAGAATGGAATAATGACCCAATATTAATGAGACAACTCGGTGACTATTGTGTGACTGATGTTGATACTGAAATAATTCTTTCTAATTTTCTTGCTGATATGACTGAAACTGAAATTGAAATTTGGTTACTCGACCAACTAATCAATTGGCGTGGTATTTATATTGATATTGAAGCTGTTAAAGCGACTATTAAAGTTTTAGAACAAACTGCAATTAAATACGAAAATCGTCTTAAAGAATTGTCTGGTGGTAGATTTACGACATCTGGTCAACGTGCAAAAATATTAGAATGGTGTGATGACCAAGGATTCTCACTTCCAGGTTATACCAAAGAAGATATTGAGAAGGCATTAGCAAAACCTAAAATACCAGATAATGTAAAAGAGGTTTTGCAAATACGACAAATTCTTGGTAAATCATCAACAGCTAAATATCAGGCGATGATAAATAAAATTGCTGAAGATGGTAGAGTGCATGAAGTTTTAGTATATCATAAGGCTCACACAGGACGCTGGGGAGGTGCTGGAATTCAAATACAAAACTTACCTAGACCTATAATAAAAGATGACCCAGAATTCATCGTAGATGTCCTCAGTTCAGGTAATTTAGATGACGTTGAGACATGGTATGATAATCCATTAATACTCGCATCATCTGCTATTCGTTCAATGATAATTCCACCTCCAGGTAAGAAATTTGTATCTGCCGATTATGCTGCTATTGAAGCGAGAGTTTTATTTTGGCTTGCTGAAGATGAATCAGCGATGGATATATTTAGACGCGGTGAGTGTATCTATTCTGATATGGCATCGGGTATCTATAATACACCATACCAGAAGATTTGGAGCGGTTATAAAAAAGAAATTGCTGAATACGAAATGATGAGATTCATGGGTAAGCAAGCGATATTAGGTTTGGGTTACCAAATGGGAGCTCCTAAATTCGTTGCATCGTGTGATGGTTTTGGTGTTACAATTGAAGAATCATTCTCTAAACAGGTTGTTACTACATACCGTAAGAAATTCAGTTCAGTAGTTAAATTGTGGTATGGATTAGAAGAAGCTGCATGTAAAGCTATGGAAAATCCTGGGTGTGTATTTACATACAAGAAAATTAAATATAAATTTGATGGCAAATATTATCTATTATGTAAATTACCAAGTGGTAGAACATTAAAATATCCAGGAGCCAGTTATAAAATGGCAAAGACTGCTTGGGGTGATATGAAAATGACTCTTCATTATATGACATATTCTGATGGTCGATGGAAAGAAACGACTACATATGGTGGTAAATTAACGGAGAACGTTGACCAAGCTGTAAGTAGAGATATAATGGCTGAAGCTTTATTAAGATTAGAAGCAAATGATTATCCAGTGCTGATGTCAGTACACGATGAAGCGATTTCTGAAGTTGATAAAGATTTTGGTGATGTAAAAGAATATTGTGACATCATGTGTGTATTACCAAAATGGGCTGAGGGATTACCATTAAAAGCTGAAGGTTGGGAAGGATATAGATACAGAAAATAAATTTAATAATTTTGAATATAGAGGTTTACAGACATCTATATTCAAATTATTATATAACTCAAGTTAATCAAAACTTAAATTTTAAACCAATAGTCCGGGAGACTTATATTATGTCAAAACAAGATGAATTAAAGAAAATCCAAGCTGAGAAAAAAGCATTAGCTGACAAACAAAAAGCTCTTCGTGCTGAATTAAAAGAATCAGCAGCTGAACGAAATGAATCTCGTAAGCAACGTACTGAAGGTCGTAAAGAATTCAATGAAGCTAAAAGTGCTTTGCGTAGTCATTTAGCCAAGTCTTATGTAACTCTTAAAGACGGTGATGCTGAAGAAATTGCAACATATGCTGATACAATCACTGAACTTTCTACCAAAATGGCTGCTGCTGCCCGCCAATGCTCTGAAGCACTAGAGCAACTTGAAGACCTTTAATCGATTGATATAGGGCTAGCCGGTTATGTTTTACAGGAGCATAACCGGTTAATTTTTATATGACTGTAGAAAAATTCCTCTCCAACGCTTCTAAGCGTATCAAGAAAAAATCCGAAGTATCAGAAACTGATATAGAAACAACCTTTGTCAAAAATGCCAAAAAGAAAGGTTGTCATGCTCTCAAATTAATCTTTCTAAATAAAAAAGGTATGCCAGATAGAACCGTTCTATGCCCTGGTGGTAGAATACTTTTTATTGAATTCAAAAAGAAAGATAAAAAACAATCCGCAATACAAATTCAAGTAATGAAGCTTTTACAAGGTTTAGGTTTTGAATATCATGTTTGTGATGAAAAAGGTCAAGCGGAAGAAATATTAAAGGAATTTCTATCATGGCAATAAGAAAAACTAGAAAACCTATATTTGGAATTTATATAAATGATGCCGACTACGTGGTTAAGCCGGTTATTGATGGTGTGAAAACATGCTGCCCGTTTTATAGAAGATGGTTCCAAATGATAAATAGAGCATATAATCCTAAATACCACATTGATAAACCATCATACAAAGATGTAGATGTATATGAACATTGGCATAGTTTTATGAATTTTAAGAAATGGATGGAAACTCAACACTGGGAAGATAAACATTTGGATAAAGATTTACTTTTCCCTAATAACAAAATATATGGACCAGATACTTGTTTGTTTATTTCTAATGATTTGAATGCTCTACTAGTGCATGGAGGCCCAAAAAGTAAGTTGCCTAGAGGTATAATTAAAAGAAGAAATAAATACATAGCCAGACATTTAGACAAATGGTTAGGTTCGTTTTATACATTAGAAGAAGCTCAAATAGTCTACAATAGAGAAAGACATTCCCATCTTATTACTCTATCAAAACAACAATCTGACGAAAGAATAAAAACTGGTTTATTAAGACATGCTAGTTTATTAATATAGTTTCTTATTAAATGAGAACACATTATAATAGAATAATATGCTCTCATTTAATAAGAATTATCAAATGATTAAACTAAAAAAATGGATAGCTCACGTCTATCAAAGAATAGCTATCGCATTTCTACTTGCTAATCCCAGGTCTGGATTATTTCTAGACCCTGGATTAGGTAAAACGTCGATTAGTCTTGCAACAATAAAGATTCTAAAATATGCTGGTATGTCTAAAGGAGTTCTTATGATAGCTCCTTTACGTGTTACATATTCTGTATGGCCAAATGAAATAGAGAAGTGGACTAACTTCAACAAACTTACCAATACAATACTTCACGATGATAATAAACAATCACTATGGGGACCAAAGAAAGACATCTATTTAATCAATCCTGAAGGTTTAGCTTGGCTTCATAATGAATTATTAGAAGGACTTCAGGCTGGTAAGAAATGTCCATTCAATATTCTTTGGATTGATGAAAGTACTAAATTTAAAACATTCAGTTCTGTTCGCTTTGGTTTGTTGATGGATATGTTGCCCCTGTTTAAAAGACGACATATAATGACAGGTACACCATCTCCACGGAGTTTATTAGATTTATGGTCCCAAATCTATATTCTTGATGAAGGTAAAACATTAGGACATAATTACCGTGAATTTAGAAAGAAATATTTTGAATCTGAAGATTGGGATAAGTATAATTGGACCATTAAAGATTTTGCTGCAGATACAATCCACGAAATGATAGCTCCACTTGTATTAGAAATGTCAGCAGAAGACTATCTAGAAATGCCAGAGATTATGTTTAATGACATTCAAATAGACTTGCCAAATAAAGCATTGAAGTATTATAAACGAATGGAGAAGGACTTCTTTATTGAACTTGATGGCATGGAAGCTTCAGCAGAAGCAGCTGCTCAATCTAGCATGAAATGTCATCAAATAGCAAATGGTAGAGTTTATGAAGATATACCAGTTGATTTAAATGAAGATGAAATCAAAGCTTTTAGAAAACGACGTAAAACTCTCGATATTCATACTGCCAAAGCTGAGGCTTTAAAAGATTTAGTTGATGAATTAAACGGGAAACCTTTACTTATAGCTTATCATTTTAAACATGACCTAGAAGCAATCTATAAAGCTCTAGGAGATGATATAGCTCATATAGGTAGTGGAGTTAGTGCTTCTGAATCAAAGAGGATAGAACGCGACTGGAATGATGGTAAGATAAGAGTTTTAGTTGGACATCCAGATAGTATGGCTCATGGATTAAACCTCCAGGACGGTGGTAATGATGTCTGTTGGTATAGTTTAACTTGGAACTTGGAAAACTATTTACAGTTCTATAAACGTATATGGAGACAAGGTGTTAAGGGATGTTGTCGTGTACATCATCTTATTTCAAACAATACATTGGATGAAGCTATAATGTCTAGACTTGGAGATAGAGCTCAAAATCAAACAGATTTACGTTTAGCATTAAAAAGTTACAGAAAGAGTTTACAATCTAAGTAAGATGAATTATATTAGTCTTACTTACTTAACCTAAGGAAAAAGCATGTCAGAAGATAAAAGAGCATTCGATAAAACCCAACTGAAAATGGCTCAATTTCAGTACCAACCACATAAAGATTATTTAGGTCATATATTCCGTTGGGGATTTGCATCTAAATACGTCAATAATAAAATGCGTGTACTTGATGTAGGCTGTGGTCAAGAGCAACCATTTGCCAGAAGTTTAGGTGGTGCAAATCCTACGTCAGTTCCTAAAGAATATGTTGGTGTTGATTTGAATAAAATCAGTAATCCAATTTCTCGTAAGAACTTCAATACCCATGATGAATTCAATTTCTTAGATAATTATGAAGAACTTGAATTTGAATATGGTTTGTTTGATTTAATTGTTAACTTTGAAGTTTATGAACATATGGACCTGCAGAGCGGTAAGCAATTGTTAAAAGGTATGCATGACCTATTGTCAGATGAAGGTATGTTGATTTTCAGCACTCCAATTTACTGCTCATCATATAAACAAGCCCGTAATCACATTAATGAATTGACCAAGTCTGAAATTGAAGATGAATTACATGAAGCAGGTTTTAAAATCATTAAACAATTCGGTACTTTTGGTAATCAAAATGATATTAAGAAAGTTGCTACTAAAGAAGAAATTGCATTGCAGAAATCTTTAGGCGAATTCTATGGTAATGAATTGCTTGGTTGTTTCTTGAGTCCTAAATATCCTGAAGCATCACGTAATATAACCCACGTCTGTGTTCGAGAAGATAATCTTGACCATGATGAATGTGAACTTATCGATTCAATTGTTAAGTTTAGTGGCGAAGAACCTGGTAAAGCGAGAGATAAATAATGTTTAATAAAATAAAGCAGTTCCATACAAAATTTGGTTTAGTTAATAATGAAGGTCCAACTTTCTTATCGGCTGAAGAATATAAATTCCGTATTCGTGCAATGGCTGAAGAACTATTTGAATATTTAGATGCAATATATCTAGGGGTTGATATTTCAGCTCAAATTCAACATGTAGTCACAATGTTAGATAGACTTGAATTACGTGAAAATCCTGATGGTCAAGAACAATTAGATGCATTGGTTGATTTATGTGTATTCACTATGGGTACAGCTGAACGTCAAGGTTTTAATTTTGACGGTGCATTCGACAGAGTTATGAATGCCAATCTTGCGAAAGAATTAGCAGGTAGTAATGAAGCTTCTAAACGTGGTTTTTCACGTGATTTAGTTAAACCTGTTGGTTGGGAAGCTCCTAGCTTTGATGGTATTATGGATGGTAATCCTACAGGTATTATTATTCTTGAAGGTCCAGACGGTTGTGGTAAAACAACTCTTGCTGAACATCTTGTTGAGAAATTCAATGCTGAGTATATTCATTTAACTTGGTCTGAAGACCTAGAAAAAATTATGGATGAATACCAAATTGAAGCTCTTGATGCAGCTAAAGAATTGTCCAAAGAAAAACTCGTTATCATTGACCGTCATTGGTTAAGTGAAGTTGTTTATTCTAATGTTTACCGTAATGGTTCGCAATGGAATGGCTTACATCAATCCTTAATGTATATTATTAATGAAGCTAAAGCAATCAACGTTGTCTGTTTCCCTGAAAATATTAATGATTACCATACACATTATGAACAGTTAAAAACTGAACGTGAAGAAATGTATGATAACACTCTTGATGTTTATGCTATGTATTGTGCATTATGGAATGGCGTCTACCATAATACTTTCAAATCTCCAATCTGTAATAAGATTGTAGAACAGGGTGGTTTAGAAAAAATGCACAATACAATACATTATGACTTTATGTTACAAGGTAATGATATGGGCGCAGCGTGTAATTCAATTATAACTAAATTAAGAGAGGTACAGTATGCAAAGTAATTCAGCAAGTATTGCATGGTTAAGTCTACTTAGCACAATTTCTCGTGATGGCGAGGCTATCGCTCCACGTGGAATTCCAACTAAAGAGATTCTTGCTCATACATCTGTTATTGATATGAATTCTCCAATAGTTAATATCCCTGAACGCAAACTTAATTATCGTTTTATGTTTGCTGAAGCGTGGTGGATATTATCAGGCAGTAATCGTGTTGCGGATATTGCTCAATATATGAAAAACATTGCTCAGTTCAGTGACAATGGTATCACTTTCCGTGGAGCCTATGGTCCTAAAATTGTTGAGCAACTAGATTATATTGTAGAAACTCTTGCCAAAGACCAGAATACACGACAAGCTGTTCTTAATATCTGGCGTGAGAATCCACGACCAACTAAAGATTATCCATGTACATTAAATATGCAATGGTTAATTCGTGATGGTAAGTTGAATTGTATGACCAATATGCGTTCATCAGATGCTTGGCTTGGTTGGGTTTATGACGTATTTAATTTTTCTATGATTTCAAATTGGGTGTTAGTTGCCTTGCGTGAAAAACATGGTATTGAATTAGAACTTGGTAATTTATACTTAACAACTGGTTCACAACATCTCTATTCTAAGGATTATGAAGCTGCAGGAGACATCCTCAGTATGTACTCTGAAGGTTGTGTACATGAAGTCGATGAAAGTATTAACACTAAAGCTTGTACTCATCCTGATGTCATTCTGGAGACCCTAGAGTTACTTGCTCAGTCATACTGGTACGACCGTGAACTTAATATTAAACAAGTACGAGGAATCTTTAACAATGGAAAGATTGAATAAAATTCAATACTTTCTAATCTTAACTAGAGTGCTCTCATTGAGAGCCTCTTGTTCAAGACGGAAAGTCGGATGTGTATTAATAGATGATAAATCTCACATCCTATCGACTGGATACAATGGAACTCCTATGGGAATGTCTAATTGTTCTAATAACGAAAAGTGTCCTGGTAGTAATTGTAAATCAGGTGAAGGTTTGAATTTATGTCAAGCTATCCACGCCGAACAAAACGCTCTACTACAATGTCCAGATGTTAATAAGATTGAAAGGGCTTTTGTAACAACTTCACCATGTATTACTTGCACTAAATTGCTATTGAATACTGGTTGTAAGGAAATTATATTTCTTGAAGAATACCCTGGGAATGAAGCTAAAGATTTTTGGGAGATGTCTGGAAGAAAATGGACTAAGTACAAAGGTGATTTATCCGAAGTCCATAGGTTTGTAAAAGAATCTGCTTTAGTTGATTAGTCATCATCCTTATGAACTTCAGCAAGATTACTAATACCTTTCCAAATAGACGCAAACACAGCAGCTGCTAATGTAGCAACAGCTCCTGTTGTTTGTGCTGGTGATAACTCACCACCTTTCTCTAATATAGAAACCAATTTATACATAATATCCAAAGAAACTATGAGAATACATATAGTAGCTATTCTCATCTGTCTTAGTGTTTTATGTATAGGTTGATTAAATATAAAACCAAACATCTTATCAAACATTAGTGAAATTTCTCCAATAGTTTATCGAATTGTTTACTAGACCTAGATGCAAAGTACCAACCGACAGCTGTTGCAGTTAATCCAGTTACTGATAATACAACAATACGATATAATCCTAATACTTCATCAGGAGAGAAAGCTTTAAGACCACCAGTTAAGGTTTCTAATGAATCTAGTATCGTGTACGTTTGATACATTAAGATTCCCAATATAATAGGTCTAATTAGAGCTTTTAGATTGCCCGCAAACTTACTAACTGGCTTTTGGCTAACTTCAAATGCTTTAGCTTCAATTTTTTCAACGAGTAATTCACCTGCAACTTTAGCAGTTTCAATACCCATTTTAGCTACTGCAATTGATGCATTAGTCTTTGCCTCAATCATATCTAAGTCATGATTGAGTTTCATTTGTAAATTTGCACGCTCTTCTCGTTTAGCTAGAAACCCAAAAATACCGCCTAACAAAGAACCAAATCCAGCTGAACCTAAAATATCAAGAACCCAAGTCATAATTAATCCTCTATCAATTCAATATGTGGACAATCCCACCCATAAGGAATTCCATTTCTAAGTTTAGGTTTAGAAGACTTCCAAAGTCCTCCCCATTTAATTTTGTAACCTAGAATAGAAGCAGCTTGAAAATAAGCACAAGCTACCATAGCTAGATGTTCTTGTTGCCAACTAGTTTTTCCATTTACGAAAGCATAGAAATCTAATGCTTTACCTGATTGATGTCTACTTATTTTGTTAGTACCATCACACTGCGATTTACCATTTACAAATAATTCGAATTGTCTATCTGCAGGACGTAAACCAGCATCAGCTGGATGACCGTAGTCAACCAACGTCAGCGTGATAGCTAGGTCATCTATTTCAATTAAACGAGGGTCAATACCTTCACGTCTTTGTTTTGATTTATTTGATAATTGGAACATTATACTAATGACCCCTTAGCAGTTAAGTACCATCCAGCACCTTGAAATTCATATTCAACCCATTCATCTTGGGCTAAGCCTTTATTATTGAACGTCCCAGAAGTAGATAGATTAAAAGCTCCTGCTCCTGTTCTTGATATTCTAAACTTATCCCCATTTACTGCATTGGTTGTGCTTAACGTAACTGTTCTATTGGCCGTTAATGTTGTTGCAAATCTCTGCGATATTTGGTCAACACCAATTGTTAAAGTTACACTTGCATCTCCTCTGTCAGCACTAACACTCTGTCTGACTTTCTTACCTCTAAATCCAGGAAGCACTTCTAACACGACGTTCGTATCTGTTGTATTGTTGGTATTGATAGCATAATCAAAACCAAAATCAGACATACCTGAACCAATTATACCATTAGTATTGTCATGTAAGTTTAATACACCCATGTTAATTGGACCAGCGCTCAAACAACGTAATGCTTGTGAACAATTAGCTCCTTCATAGTAATCATTATTGAAGTTTTCTGTACCAGCTGGAATGAGTAACCCGTACAATGTAGCGAATCCATCACATTTAGCATAGGGAATTGTTATGTCATCTGAACCAACATTGATACCTGTGCCATCTGTTCCTGTTAATTCACATCTACCGATAGATGAACCAGCAGCGAAATTATCAAAGAAATTAATACCGACCTCTAAACTAGCATCACCCTCAACATTAACTATTGTTACATGTGATTGTATCCTAGCATGTTCTCTATTATTATTACCAATTAGTGTCCCTATATGAACCTTGCCTGTATTGAATGTCCTAAATGCAATTCCAGGGACATTACTAATATCTACTGTCCCAAACTCTGCACTTGAATCAGAATCTGTGTTTTGTAAGTATATCCCTACTTGACCACTATCAGCACCAGTTCCATCATGTGTTATCTTACCAACTTTTAATTTCTTATCATTACTGGAAATCCAAGCAACATTAGCACCACCTTGATTCTTCTGTACTATTTCATCGATTCTAAGGTTTATTGTTTCAGCAGTAACTAAACCAGTAACATCAGTTTGGTTTATCACTAGTCTACCAATATGGATATTTTCAGGTACTTCATCAACACCTTTTACTGGTCCTTGGTCAACGCTGAAATTGTAATTTAGAGCGCCACTGTCACAAATTATCTCACCACACTCCATCTCTTTAGTGCCAAAGTATAAGTGAACACCAGTTGAGCCACCAGTTAAGGTTTGATTAACATAGGCTGGATTAACTTCAGCTATTCTAATTTTATCTACATTTAATTTTCTAGTATAAAATGTTCCAAATCTAACAGTAGCGGTGGCAGTACCTAACATACGAACGTTATCTACCCATGTCACTGAACCTTGGGGCGGTAGTGTCGCTGGACCTGTACCTGTGATATGAATCACTCCATCAATTATAGCTCCATCGGCAAATAAGAAGGTTCTATTACTTGTACCATTACTAAGGTTAGTTTGATAAACACCAGTTGGGAAAAATATAAATAAATTACTAGATGCCATAAGAGCAACTTCTGCCGCTGAATCATCAGTAACAGTGTCACCTTTTAGTCCGAACTGTTTAGCATTTACCCATCCGTCAACTAATAATTTGGCAACATTACCATTAGGAAGTGTATGGTCTCCAAACTCATCAGCAGATTCAGCAGGAACTATTAAATATTTAGCTTGTCCACCATCGTTGTCTGCATAATATCCTTTAGTGAATACAATCTGCCCCACTGTCAATGGTAAAAAGTCCATACTAGCTACATTAGAAGTATTTATTGTATTGTTTGATGAAAATGATATTTTCCAGTTTGTACCATCATCAGAAGTAGGGTCTATATTCATATTAGAAGTTACTGCTTCATATACAATACTATTAGAGCCCTTAGCTAAACCACCTATCGGATAGAGAGTAGCTGTATCCCATACATTTATTCCTTGCTCATTATTATGGGCTAAACCTTGGGTAAATAACTGTTGAAGGAAATTAAAATGTTGGAAAGTTGGAACTTCAGCTAACCAACCATCATCAAATTTACCCGGAGCACTTGTATCTGGGTCTACCACATTACCAGGAGCTGCTCCAGCTGCCCATACTCTAGTTAAATTTGGTTTTGAAGTTGACATTATTGTACCTCTATATTATTGACGCAAATGCGCCACCTAAATTGCTATCGGTTAAATCGCCGAACCCAGCCGAGTTTGGGACACCTTGGAATCCAAATGAATTATCATAATCATATTCATACGCATAATTGGCATTAACACCGGCAGTCTTTGGAACTATACCGCTATTAAGTAACGCTTTTTCCTCTGTGGATAATATTTTTCCTATGCCAACATAATATGCCACATCACCATCTGTAAAAAGAATTGGAGGTGAATCAAGAATGAAAGCTATTTGCGCTATTATTTCTTCTGGTGTAGAATGTGTTTGATTAACTACAATTTTATTTTTTATGAAGAGTCTATACTCCTCATCAGTTAGTTGTATTGTACCAGTTTCCAAATCTACGATTCTAGACTGTTGTACTATAGTTCCTAGAATATCTAATTGAACTCCTTCAGCAGTATCAATCCACCTTTTATCAATTATGTCTCTAATTACCTGTTCTAGAGTATCTGCTTCAGTCAACAACGCTTTTATATAGTTGATGAGGTTAGTCGATTCTCTAAACTGAGTAGCGAGTCTTGATACCGCCAAGCTTTCATGGTCTATTGGAATGCTCATTATGAATTCACTATTATATTGGTAACTAAGAAATTAGATATTTCTGTAGGAGCGATGGGTATATTAACTTCACCTGTAGGAGTTGGCGCGGTCCCAACTTTTAAAATATCAATCTCATGTCCTTGTACAGAATTTATAGGAGTATAGAGACGAGTATAAATAACGTCTTCTGATAAACCAAAACCACGACCTTGTACTAATTCACCATTAGCATAATCTACGATTGCCTGTTTTATTAAATCATCTCCGCCAGCTGGGTAATTAGAATCTGTCGTAATATCTACAGTAACATAGATATCTATAGTTGTTGGACGAGAGAACCCTATATCATGTGGTGTACCTTGGGAATCTTCAATCTGTACTGTCGTTGAACCGAAAGAAGTGATACCCGCTGGTTTTTTAATCCAAATAGTGTCTGCAATTTCTGTATTATCTCCTCCAACAACTATGACTTGAAAAGAATGTGGTGGTAAACCATTGCCATCTACTATATCAGTATCATTTTCCAATACTGTAACTGATGTAACTCCTGGTATATTGCCGATTGCTGAGAAAATAGCATCTATTGTTGCTTGGGCATCTCGTGAAACTGAACGTTCACGTCTTGACCTAAGCTCTACATCAGTCTCTTCATTTCGACCTTTAGTAGCATCTGTTACATTTGTACTCGTATCCCATCCTGTGATAGGTGTATCAATGATTGTTAATGTTCCGGCTAATGCTGCTATTGGTCCCGTTTCTATTGCAGACACAAAAACAACACCATTACCGCCGGCATCTAATGTTATCTGAGTTTCAGTAGAAAATTGAGCCCCAGTATCATTAGTGGAAATTAAACTACCTAATGGAATTATAGTTCCGGCAGTTCCAAATAAGGTTACTTGAACTCTAGAAGAAGTAGCAGCTAATCTATTAAGACCATTGAGTTGTACTAAATTTGATAATGAAACACCTGTTGCCGCAGATGGATTGAATGCATCATAGGCTTCGTTTGCTATTTCCCATAGATTAGCGTTTGATTCAGAAATAACTCCGTTTATTTGACCATCAGGAGATTCTGGGGAAACATTAAAATTATCACCAAATATTGTTTTAACTTCATCATTCAATTCAGATAAAAGTTGGTCTAATCTTTTTCTATTGAACCCCTCTGGAGTTACTCCGAAACTAGGCATTTATTGTTACCTCTTGATTATTAATGAGACCAAAGGTGGTCTCTGCAGAAAAAGAAACAGTTAATTTCCTTTTTGAGTCACCCTCGTATTCCATTGAAAATTCTGTTAATATTTCAACTTCTGGTGTATTAATTATTCTAGATTTAAATATGGATTCTATATTAGCCAAATTTACTGGTTTTGTAAATATCTCTTGGAAATATGGTGTGCCAGATTGTAAATCTAAAAACCATTCTTCTAAATAAAATTGTAATCTAGTTCGTACATGTTGGACTGTCTCTGCGCCATCCTCTACGACTTTTAACTGTCCACCTTGTATAACTAAATCATTGTTAGAATCTAATGCTCTGCCTATCATTGTGGAGCTCCTGTAGGTGCTATAGGACCAGATGGTGCTGTAATTGGACCATCATGTAAATGGGTGTCACTTATATCTTTACCATTTGATGTTACAGTATCTGATAACGTTGAATCACCAATAACTTCTAAATTACCAAGTATTTTAACATTTCCTGTAAACTCAGCATCTGGTGCGTCAATAGTAACTTTTGTTTCTGCTTTTATTGATATAGTACCATCTGTCAATAATGTTATTTCAACCTTATTATCATCACTTTTCAATTGTGTATTGGTATCATCATAGTTAGGAACCTTATTCGTCAAAGAAGACAATCCAACAAAAGCTGTAGCATCACTAAGTGAATGGAATCGTCGAGCTCCAGGAGGTTGCACACCGCCTACTCTATGCCAATTATCTATTGAACGTTCACAAAGCGCAATTAGACATTCATCACCTTTTTTAACTGGGAATGTTAATGAAAAACCACCTCCTCTAGGAAAAATTACAGGAACATTTATAAGAATAGGTAAATCTGATGGAGTAAGTATTTCCTTATCCCCGTCTCTAGTTATAAATACTCTTTTAACAGCTGGTTGAATAGTAGCTAATTGTTTTTCTGCATCAAAACTTTCTATTATTCCTGGGATAGATGTATGTAATTCTTTTAACCTAGCATCTATCCCCTGTTTAATATTGGAAGCTAGAGTGGATAAAGCTTCATTTTTGCTACCCATTTATTATTCTTCCTTTTACACTAGAAATCCAATCGCCTTCACGTGAATCTCCTTTAAATGAAACTTCTTGTATTTTATATATACCTTCAGCACTTGTTTTAGGAATATCTCTAAAATATAAATTACCTAATTGAATATCACTATTTATCGATTCTATTTTAAAAGCTCTATTTGGTAATAAACGAGGATTTAAAAGTGTATTTACGTCAGCCCCTATTTCGGTTAGAGTTGGAGAACCTATCATCCCAGTAGCAGCATTTATCAAAACAACTTCATCATTTTCTAATGGACTTTCAATTGGAGTTATTATGACTTCACCATCTTGAATACTCCAATCAAAACCATATTCATTAGAAAAATCATCTAATATATCTTTTGATGAGCCTGATAATGTCTGACCTCTTAATTTATCTGCTACTTGTGGAAGTCCATTAATGGTTCCTATAGTTACTTCTTTAAATGTTTTCAACACTTCTTCTATAGCTGCACTGATAGTTACATTTTCTGTAAAAGTCTTATTAAAAGCTGCATTTTGCCAATCACGTTCTCCATCACCCGCATACACAGTTATTAATCTATCAACGCCATTTTTTATCTGAAATATATTCCTAACTTCACCTTTAAATAATAATCTAACATCACCTTCATATCCCACATTCAATATTACTTTTGTAAATTTTTTTTGTAATGTTGATTTAGTTTCTTCATTTGGATTATATATAACTAATTTACATAAATTTGGAAAACTCAAAACACTTTTTGTAATTTCAAAGTTTATTCTTAAATCTTTTATTATTCTGTCTTCCCCATCAGTAGTATTATTTTTGACATCATCGATAATTCTAATATATCTAGCAATTTAATATTTCCTATTCATTTAACAACACTAATTTATCTACTGTA